ATTAAACAGAACTAGCTCGGTGCCAGCGAACTGGCTTGGGTCCCAGCCTGCAACCGATGCTGCCTGTATAGAAGGCTGAGTTCCCACAAAAGTTGTGCCCACCACCGAGGCATTTGTGATCCCGTCGGCTAAGGTGAAATGCGTAGTGTCGATTTTGGTTACGACGAAATCCCGGTTCACCAGGGGCGACCAAGCGTGCGTAGCTAGAGGGGCAACTTGGAGCCGGATATGGGTTCCTGTGCCCCAGGCGGTCGGTGAAGCCGTGGTGATCTCAGCGGGGGTAGCTGTACTGATGCTGCTTATCCCCACTTCATCATTGGACGTGACGACGTGGTTCCCACGGAAGAAATGCAGGATTAGGTTCGATCCGTCGTAGGTCTCACAGATGATGTAGTTCTCAAGCTGCCCAAGCGTGAGGGTATAGATAAATGCGCCCTCGCCACCATTGGTGGGGGAGATAAACCTGGTGCCAGAGCGGCGATTGACCGAGCCCGTCTCGCTGACAATAGCGTTGCGGCAGAGAGCTAGGGCAAAGCGATACTGCGGGAGGTCTAGCCTACCCTGCGCTGAGGGGGACCACTCGCCTCCAAGGAAATTGGGCTGAGTGTACGACGCATGGCTCATTAGGTGGTGGGTGCCCCAAGGGCTTCGAGAGCCGCTACTAAAGCAGTCTGCTCAGCCTGGAGAACACTGGTGAAAGCTGCATTGAAAACTGAGCTAGACACTAGGTCTGTAGGGACAGGAGGAAAGCCAGCAAAGGACAGGAGCGGGGTTGCAAGCGGTGGGTTGCCGGCCAGGGTGGAGAGCGCCTGATTGACAGTGAGTAGTTTGGTCGCGAGCACCTGGGCTGCGGACATTGTAGCTAGGGTCAAGGTTGCCATTTCTTATCCTAAAATCTGACAGCTATTAGCAAATCATCGGGCTCAGTTGTCATGCCTTGCTCGATAGCATCCACCGTGCGAGCATCTTCGATTACGTTCTTGTAGAGACTGACAATCTCCGCCAGCGGTCGTTTGCTGCCACAAGCAGAAGCGCACTCAATTGCCAGGGCCAGGGCCAATGCCTCAGCGAACATGGGATCGAAGGCGGTAACGTCCTGCACGTCGGCGACGAAACGGAACAGAACCGGACCCGTCAGATGACTGATCATCCAGTCGCCCTCGAACACCCAATCCTTGTAGTTGATGAAGCTCGGTCCACCCAGGTAGGGAGCCAGGTCTGACTTCGGGTCTTCCGCTGCTCTCCGCATCCAGTTCGCCGGGAGCCGGTACACATTGCTGCTCGTCTCCTCTGATGCGGGGCCTGTGCCGACCGGCCAGCCTCTTGAGCCTCGGGGCCACGCGAGGGTGATCGGAACCAGGTTGGCTTGTACCTGCTGCCAGTGGATCGACAGGGCTCCTGGATTGGTGGGCAAGGCTTGCCACATACCGGAATACATATACTGCGGCTGCCAGAAGGCGTTGGCGTAGTCGGTTGTAGGATCGCTGCCAGGAGTGACAGTGTTCCCTAAGAGATCGACACCATCTGGGTAGTTGCCTGTGCTCGGGGCTACGCATAGGTATATCTGGTTATCTGACCCAACAGCATAGTCCGAGATGACGAAAGAGATATTAACGTTCCAGAGGGGAGCGCCACCTTGGTCGGGGAGTTGGGTAAGTTGGGGATCATTGCCTATGTTTAGATCACTGGTGCTCTGGTACAGGACATTGCCTAGACCGGAGGCATCCGATAGTGTATCACCATTAGGCCCTAAGATGAAGGTCGCCGAGGAAGGCCAGGAGACAACCTGTCCCTTGTTATAATAGTGGTTGTCCACATACCCTTCGGCTTCAAGCGGCCCGATGTTGGTGCCTTGGAGACATTGGAATAGGACAGCGGTGCCGTTGCCTACAGGGACGAAAGCAAGCTCGCCAGCCTGGTAGTTCTCAGAGCCGGGAGTATCGTATGCAGCACTGCCACCACTGCCCTGGGTGGGCTCGGGTTGCCCTGGCGTCTGATGGTTCCAGGATTGCGCAGTGAGGGGGCCGAAGTAGCTATCCCACACCAGTTCGCCATAGCTATCTACAGTGGTGTTGCTCGGCACCTGATTGGTATTAGGCAGGCGGCTAATCCAGTAGTTGCCCAACGGATAAGAGACGATGGCCCCAGCAGGGTAGGCTGTAGGTGCCTGCCACAACAAGGGCTTTATAATCATCGTCGTGTAGTCGAGCGGCCTGACTTGCTGCCTCCTGGTGGCGAACCTCCAGAGATTGCGGCGTAGCTCAGCCTGCCTAATCTTGTCGTAGGCGAAGTTTAGTTCCTGTGCCACCTGAGACATATCACCAGGGGCGGCGATACGAGGCAGGCGCATATGCTGAGCGGCCCGATTGTAGATGTCAACAGGAGCCTTGAAGGCGTCCATTACCGTTGCCCTCTACCACCACCCTGTTGTGGTTGCACAGGCCCATTGGGGTTCTGGTTGATGCGGGAGAACACCGCTTCAAGCTCAGTCGGCTCATCGGCAGCGGTCTCAATCAAGTTGAGGGTCTGCGCCATAGCAATGCGCTCAGCGTAAATTTGTGCCATCTGCCCGCGCTTCTGGAGGTTCTGGGTGATGACTTCACACGTATCGAATGCCAGGCGAGCCGCCAGGGCCTCATCGAACAGAGCGTCGAACGCAGTGACGGTGGTAATGTCCGAAGCGTACCGAAGGAGGACGCTAGGGCTGGCAGTGAGAAGGATCGCACCCTCTACAGAATAGTCAGACCACTGTAGGCCAGCCGTAACGTTTTGGTTAGAGACCCCAGCCGTGTGCGGGTCTTGCTGAGCCATACGCACATAGTTGGCTGGCAGTGTAAACCTATTGCGCACCGCCCCGTTCTGGAAAGCTTGGGTGGCGGGGATGGCAGCCGACAGAGACGAATAGGCGATCGAGAACTGCCAGACGTGAGAGCGGAGTTCAGCCTGCCGGCATTTGTCGTAGGCGAAATTCATCTGCACGGCGTTCTTGCTGTTGTCCGCCAGAGAGGCGATCAGCGGCGCGCCGAGATGTTGCAGGGCCTTGTTGGCGATATCTACGCTAGTAGTGTATTCAGCCATATCAAGTCCCTGGTGCGAGGATGGTCCCGTTCAGAGCCGTGGCATTGTAGAGCCAGGTCCAGATACCATTGGGGGTGATACTGCCCACCGCAGCGGTGCCGGGGGTGTAGCCGGCAGTCTTAGCGGCTGCGAGGACGCTGGCAAGATACGTGCCATAGTTGGTGATCATGCCCTGCCCGTAACCAGGATCATTCTGCCCATAGCCAGCAGTGACCGCCGCAGCATTTGCCGCCACGATCAGCACCGTCCAAGCGGTACTCTCCGCAGCGTTGAACACCTGGGCCGGGTCGACCGTAGTGAACCTGTTGTTGTCTGGAGCAGGATAGGAACCGAGACCACCAGTAGCCGCAACGGCCAGGGGGCAACGGTTCACATATGTCATGTTTGCCATTAGATCGCCTGCAAGGGATATTCTTCCCAGGTCCAAGTGTTCTGCACGCCAGCAATCGCAGTCACCATATTGTACAGCGCTGCATTGGTGCCGGGGTTGAGGATCAATTCATCGCTAAATTCAGCGAAGCCCTGGCTCCAGCCCACTGCGGTTTGGAAGGTGCCGAACGGGTAGAAGTTGGCATCGAAGAACTCATGCCCCGATCCGAAGTTCAGCGTAGCAGCCGAGTAGGTATATGCCTGCCCAGTGTAGGTGGTGCCGAACGGGGTGGAAACAACAGTCTGCTTGGTGATCGAGGAAGGTTGTGTCGAGCCCGAAGCCGAGGTAAATACAGACTGAACACCAATCACCATAGACTTCAACGCCCCAGAGATTGTGGTGTTAGCGATCATAACCGACTTGATCTTGACGATGACGCCAGAGCCCACCGGGTTGATGAGCCCTGCCGTCGAAGCCAAAGTAGTGCCGGCGACCGGGCCGATGATGGCAACCCCAGCGATAACCGAGCCACTGACGAAGCCATAGCTCGCCGATCGTTGAAGCAGAGGGTATCTGTCCATTAGGGGATACCGACTGTGGCCGAGTTCGCCAAGAGTAGGGCATCGAGGCCCTGGCCGGAGATAGTCGAGCTACCTTCCTGATCGAACAACCATCGCTCAACCTGGCGCAGAAAGTTAACAACGTCTCGCTTGGTCGGCGTATAGCCCGCAGTGTTCGTGGTCATACGAATTTCCAGGGCGTCGGAAGCGTAGGTCGCGGTGCCGCAGTTCAGCGAGCCAACCGGACCCGATGAGGCCGCGCCAACACCAGGAGCCGAATAGGGCCGATCCTGACCGGCAGGGACGCTCGACGAGAAGAAGTAGGATGCAGTAGCCATTAGGGGGATAACCCTCCGTTGGTCATACGGCTCACCATCTGCAACAGGATACCCCGGAGCACGGAAGCCGTGGGAACTTGGG